TCTTGATTATTAATTCTTAAAGCATCCGTTTCTGCTCTTCTTTGCATATCCATTGCTCTAAGATCTAGCTCTCTCTGTTTTAACATAATTAGAGGGTCTTGTTTAGCCCCGTCTTGCTGTGATTCAGCTTGAGCTAACTCAGAAGTTATTTGTGCAATACGTTTAGCTACTTCAGAATCCATCATTACTTGAAATTGTTGTGGATTTTGTTGTGCCATCATCATCATTTGCTGATCTTGTTGCATCATAGCCATTACTTCCTTCTGTGCTTTAAAAGAAACGTGTTGAGATATGTGTCCTTGTAGTAAAGCATACACTGGAGGGTTAATTTGTACCATTCTAGTTCTTAGAAACGCTGAATGGGCTGCTATATGGGCATCATGGTCTTGTTCTGGGAACGCTTGAGCTATTTTCATCTGTAAAGCCTCTGCATTTTCTATCGCAGGGTCTTTTGGAAAAGGTTTAACCTCTGGTTTTAGTAATTCTGGTATTTGTTTTGTTCCTAAGGCTTCATAAACACGAGTATAAGCTTCATGTAGGTTATGAAGTTGTGGATTTGTTTGTGCAATTTGCAATTGAGTCTGTGCTAACGTCACTCTTTGTGCCATTGAGAATATATTTGGATCTGCAACAGGTAAAACATCTACTCTTGCATCAAAATCTACTGATTTAATTATTCTATCTGCACCATAAACTGCATAAGGGTATTCAGGTGGCAGGTATTCTGCAATAACTTTTGATAAAAGTTTAAATTCTTGTCTCATTGCATAGTAACAACGCTTATGAATAGCACTCATTACTCTGCTGCCTCTTTCCATTAAAGCAATTGTAGTTCCAACAGCAGCATTTTGATTACCTTCTCCAACAGCTGTGTCTGTAGTTAATGCAAATCTTCTTCCTGCATCTACACAAAAGCCCATAAGGTTAAATAAAGTTTGCGAAGGTTCTTTGAAAGGTAGTAATTGAAACTGATCTCTAATGTTTCCACCCGGTGCATCTACATCTCTAAACTCTCCTGGTTGAATAGGTTGGTCATCGTCTCTAACTTTCATTCCTCTAGATTTAAATCCAGCAGGTAAGTTAGATAAAGTTCCTGCATCTAATAATTGTCTTAAAGCAGCAGTTGCTGTTCGTGACAGGCCACCGATCATATGAATTAAACCGAAACCATAAAAACCTAAACCTGGTAAAAATTTAAAGTGAGTGAAGTAATCTTTTCTAACAAACTTATTGTCACCTTCTACGTAATTTCTATAAATAGATAAAACTTCTCTAGACGATTCTTCTATAGTTACAATGTAAGGAATTTTAATTCCAAGTGAATCTTCTTGATTGTCTGAAATGTAATCCGATAAATCTAAATCTACATGAAGCTCTAAAATAGAATACATCATGTCATCTGTCTCTGTCTTTTTAGTTCCTTCTAGAGAACGATACTTATCTTTAATTGTGTCGTCTTTTGTTTGAGGCTTCATTAGCTCTACTTCTCTGTAGAAACCCGAAGCCATCTTTTTTAATAAATCGTTTTCTGATTGTCTTATTACATGAGTAATTCTTGGAGCCTCTTTTAAATCTGTTGCGTAATAAGGAACTACTAAATCTTCTGCAGGTACAAATTTAGATACTGCTCTTTCTAACATTGCATCGTAATAAACTTTTTTAAAAGTAGATCCTGCAAGTGGAAGATAGAATAACATCTGGTCAAACTCTGGAGTATATTCCTCCATTTTTTCCATGATCATATAGTTCATGAAATCTTTAACTCTGTTTGCTTGCTCTGTAGTCTCGTCAGTTTTTAATCCAAGAACTTGAGTCTTAACTGGACCATCGCTTGGTAATAATTCTTTGTATGCTTGTGCTTGGAATTGGGTTACTGCTTCTGCAAGAAGGGGGTGAGTAACACCGGCCGCTCCTCTAAAAGGTCTGTTCTGTTCTACGTATTTAAAACCTAAAAGATCTAAACCTTTTAAATAACCATCTTCCCAATCTTTTCTTGACTCTTTGTCTTTCTGGTAATCGGAAATAAGATCTGAAGATAATTGATTAAGGACTCTCTCATCCATGTCTTCTGCAATGTTGGCATAGAAATCCTGTTCAGCAGCTTCTTCTACTGCATCTTCCGGATCTTCAAATGTTACTGTCGCTTCTTCTTCAACGTCAATTTCTTCTTCGTTGTCGATAGGATTGTTGTCCTCAATAGCCATAAATTATTATGTTATCTTAGTTGCTTTATTTCTGCCGTTTTTGCATTTAGCTGTAACGTAAACACCATCTTTAGCTTTAATCATTTTACCGTACATAGCTCCGCCTGAATAACCATCTCCAAAAGCACCTGTATATTGATAAGTTTGTTTTTTTCCAGTAGGTCCTGCTAATGTTCCACCTCTATCAGAGGTAGCATTTTTTCCTGGACCCATGTTTAGTATTTTTTGAAATAAACTTTTTTTCTTAATGCTATTTTTCATATTGTAGTCATTAAGATCTTTTCCACCAGTAATCATAGAAGAAGCAGATTTGCCGTCTTCAGTTGATGCTAGTAAAGCTTTTTCTTTTGCACCCATAAGCTTGCTTGCACCATACATTGCAGCACCAGCCATAAGAGCTTTTTTAATTTTCTTATTCATAATATATCTCCTTATAGTATATTTTTACGATTGTAAACCAATTGAGCGAATAAATCTACAATATCGATCTAAAAATGTTAGTAGTATCTACTAAACCACCCATATTCATATAAGCCTTTTGAGGCAATAAGAACTTCTTTAATACATTGCTGTCTGCAATCAAAGTTGGAACCATCTCATAATTAGCCGGATCATCTGGACCCATTTGTTTAACAACTAAGTTCCCCCTAACTGATCCTGCGTTAGAGTAAGCTCTTAAAATTCTGTCAGCTTCAGCTTGTGTATTTGCTGCTCCTACATGATTATCAAAGATATAGTCATTGTCTATTTTTCTATTGTAAATAGCTCTATCGCTCTCTACTGCCATTCTATAGCTAGAACTATTACTAGTACTTATCTCATCGATAATTTTAAATTCTTTTAAAGGATTAGATTTAGGCATAGGAAACATTTCAAACTTAGCTCCATATTGACTGGCTTGTTTTCTTAAAGACTCATTCAAAGAAGAATAATTATTTAATTTTTTCATCTGTCCATCTGCTTTATTAAAAATAGCAGCTTTACCATTTTGCAATCCATAGTTTATTTCATTTCCAAATTTTTCAACATCAAACATTTTTATATTCTGGTTCATACTTGAAGGTACAATAGAGATCGCATTAATATCTCTTTCAGCCATTGAACGAAGTAAGTTCTTAACAACCACATCATTATATGATCTAGAGAAAGGACCTCCTGTTGTACTATCAACAGAACCTTGTTTAACTAATTGAGCTAAAGCACCTCTATCCAATTCATCTATTTTATATTTCAATCTATCTGCTTGTTGTAATTGAGTTCTAGTTAAACCCATACGTCCTCTTCCAAGTTCTTGATAAGGAGCTAACTGATCTACTAGTTTTTTTCTTTCTGTTTGTAACATTTTAATGTTACCATCTTGGTTAAAAGGACTTACTTTATTTTTAAAATATTTATCTCTAGTGCTAGAGTCGGATGAAAATTGTGGGGAGTGTAGATCTGATTGAACTTCAGATACTCTTATATGTCTTTTACCAACTCCTATTTTAGGATTAGGTAAGTCATCATATCTTGCAAACGCAAGTTCTCTTTTTGAACTACCTAAATAGTGTGGACTACCTTCTACATATTTAAATTTACGTGAATTGATATTAGGCATAGGGCCATCATAGTAAATAACATCCTCAGTAAAATTTTCTCCTCCATCTAAGTGATAACTTCTCTGACCTTTATGTTTTGGATACATGTTATACAAGTCCTGCTCACCTTGAATCATTGGAGGTTTAGCAGAGGATGCATTATACTTTCCAACCGCTTGATTGTATTTAATTAATAAGTTTGAGAACTTAGACCTATCTGCTTCCGCAGCTTCCGTTCCTGCTTGTCTCAAAGAAGTCTGTACCATAGTAATATCGTCTGAACTAATTGGACCTGAAGTATTCATAGCTGTTCTAATATTAGAATTAACTACTCCTGGAAACTCACTCATATTAATTCCAGTAGTTCTTGCAAGATCATCTCCTTCTGCTGCAATAGTAGCAAAGTCTGCTACTGGATCTTTACCTGCAGTTAGTCTTAATGTTTTAATGTTAGCAAGTGGCGATTGTCTAATCATTTTTAAAACAGATTCCCTATCTATTTCAAGTCCTTGATCTTTAGCTGTTTTTAAAAAACCAGAAATAGGTTGACCTGATTTATCAAAGTTAATTAAGTTTAAATCAGATAATTCTTCTGGACTTACTTTTCTAGATACTCCTTGTAAAGGTCCACCAGGATAAGTTAAATCTCCTCTGTTCGCATCTTTAAACCATTGAATCCATTTATCTGCTGGAGCTTTATCAAAGTTTGCCTCAAGCGCTCTGTCATAAGTTGATGAACCAAATATTCTTCCACCGGGTTGTAGAGGTGCTCCAAAGTTAAGAGGTCTATCTAATACTTCTCCAAATCTAGATCGTCCTATAACTGCTAATTCTGTTTTAGGAGTTTGAACAATTAAGTCTGTTGCTTGTCCAGTGGCCGTTGGTACTGGACCATTGCCTACTGGTTTGTTAGGTAAGTAATCTACTTTAGCTGCAGGCTTGCTCATCTGCCTTAAATAATTTCTAACACCAGGCATTCTTTTACCAAGTGCAGTTGCTCCTACGATTGTAGCACCGAGTGCTGCTAGTCCTCCAAGTGCTGAGGGTTCTTTCTCATCATAAGGAGTTTCAACGACCACCGGACTATTCTCTAACGGAGGAAGACTTCCTTGTTGGATAGATTCAATAAAGCTTTGTGGTTGTTTTATTTGGGACATTATATTAAACCACCCTTACGTTCTTTTCTTACTTCTCTAGTTAATTTTCTATCGACTTTCAATCTTTTTAATGCACTCTTAGGTACAATAATTCTACCGAGTCTGCCCTGCCTTTGTGATGGATATGAAAATGGATTTCTTTTAGGTGCAAATTTTTCAAACAATCTTCTACCCACAGCAGTTTCCCTAGCTGTTAGTTTACCTCTTAACATTAATCTATCTTTCTTAGGAACGGTTTTAACTCCCCAGGTTGCCGTTGGGTCAGTATTTGTTTTAGCAAAACTTTTAGCGGCTTCAACCCTAACTTTATCTGCTTTTTTTGTTTTAGCTCTTTCAAAAAAATATCTTCCTTGGTACTTATCATTTAATATATTCCCAGGAGCAGAAGATACGCTTTTTGATTTACTTGTACCTCTAATTACATCCGCACCTTTTTTAAGTAGTCGTAACTTTTTGTAACCTTTAATAGCAATGTTTACAATAGGTATTATAGCCATTAGAAGACTCCTGTAAATTTAGTTCCTTTAATAGCTATGCCGCCACCTTGTGAGAATTTTTTTTTAAATTTAATACCCAAAAAGTTTTTACCTAATTCAAGTTGAGTCTCACCTTTTGTGGGATCAATTACCATATTAGATTCTTTATCAAGTTTAGTTTTTGACTTGGTTACTTTTAATCTAAGATCTCCATCAGCAGGTTCTGTGAATAATTTTTTAAGATCACTTTCACCAATAGTTTTTTGGTTTTGAAAACTATTTTTATTATCAAAATTAAAACCTACACCAAAGCTATATTTATTTTTTGTTTTATCAACCACTAGTAGACTCCTTGAAAGCCTGTACCTTTAATAGCAATCCCTACTCCTTGAGTAACTGCTTCGCCACCATGAGTCATTCCTTTAGCTTCAACTGCTCTAGTTTCTTTTAAATTTTGTCTGTCTTCATCATCAGCTGCTTTTCTTGCAGCAAAAGGATCTTTGTAAACTTTTTCTTTTTTTGTTTTTTTTGACATTTTAATCTCCTATTTATGCATAATATTTATATTCGCCTGGTATACTCATAGGCTCGGGCTCATCCATATATGTAGCTACAAAATTACCTTGTCTGTATCTTAACATAGCTTGGGTGGTGCTGTCGACATAATCATCAAATTGGCCATATGGAAAGGCAGCGCATTCCTCAATGACTTCCTCTGCAAATCTCTCGCCATGAGGATAATAGACATTCCCTGATTCAAATATAGGGGCTACAGCATTAACTCTAGAATGCTTATCGTTTCCTCTAGTTGGAGTAAAATCTAGTACAGGAATACCTGCACGTCTAAGTTCTTGGATTAAAGATTGACCACTAGCCTTAGCCTCTACAATAATAGATTCTGGTTCCCAATATTTATAAGCCTCCATAGCTACTGCTTTTAGTTCTGGAAAATCCCAACGACCTTTTTCTGCATCTAATAAAATTAAACAGTTCTCATCTGGAGTAGGTTCAAAGACTCCCCAAGTCGTAATAGCAGAATAGTCAGCAGTTTCCTTTTTTGAAAAAGCAGTATCATAACTTTGAATAATATGTTTTAGTTTAGGCACTTGCCCTTTCCAAGGTTGCCACCATTCTCTTTTTAATATAGCTCCCTCTTCTGCGACTGGGTCCTGCATATATTGTGCGTTCCAGTTTCTTGGGGCAATAGATGCTTTTACTTTATCTAATTCTTCTTTGTTCCAATACTCTGGCCATACAGGTTCACCACTTTCTAGGATCGCAGGAAATTCAATTAGGTTCCACTGATCTGATTTTAATTCTGATTGATTTTTTAATAGTCTACCGGTTAAGTCATCTTGAGCCCAACGAGTCATTACAAGAAGAATGGATCCTCCTGGTTGCAAACGCTGTCTGGGTCCCGAAGAATACCAGTCATAAGTTCTTTCCATAGCAGAGTCAGATAAAGAATCTTGCTCTGTATGGGGGTCATCTATAATAAGCAAATCGGCCCCTCGACCTGTGATAGATCCGCCAACACCCGCTGCAAAGTACTCACCACCATGGTTAGTCTCCCACCTGCCTTTTGCTTTTGAGTCTTCTCGAAGTTTAACATCTCCGAAGATCTGTTTGTACTCTTGGCTATCAATTAAATTACGCACCTTGCTACCGAACCTTCCAGAAAGTTCAGCGTTGTGAGATACCTGCATTATCTTCATCTTAGGGTATTTACCAATCATCCAAGCTGGGAATAGATAAGATGCAAACTCTGATTTTGTATGACGTGGTGGCATATTTACAATGAGCCTTCCGCCTTTTTCATTTGAAATTTTTGTTAATTCAGACGCTATATGTTGATGGTGGCCCCATTTTTTTGGGTCCCTTTCCTTTCTACAAATAAAATCTGGCCAAACGGATTGAACAAAATATAAAAAATTGTCTTGGCATAATTTAATATGTTCAATAAAAACTTTTTCTACTTTATCCCGTAATTGATCGGTTGTTAGTAATTCGTGTGACATAAGTATTTCATAGTTTATACCTGTATGTAATAGGTTGTAAAGGGCTACGCTGGTAAAAGCTAGGGCTATCTAACGTGGTCGGGGGGTGGTTTGGGTAGGTTTGAGTTTGGGTTTGGGCTTGGTACCTCTATCGGTACTGAGTAGGGTAGCCTAGCCCGTAAGGGCTAGGCGTGGCGTCTGTTAGTTCTTATCCTTATCGTCTATACCTTTACCATATAGTAGGTTAAGCACATCACCCATTTTAGCGAATATCCTAGTTCGGAAATCATCAACCAATGGATTGCCATTGTTAATCAATATGAACTCTTCAACTGCACTCTCCATGAACTTATATAATATTTCATAGTTTAAAGACTTCATCTTGTCGTCTTTAAGTAGTGAGTGAACTCTATTCACATCTATATCTTTGGTCATTGTTTCACTCAACATTTGAGTGAATAACTTTGATGGCAAGTTGTCGTTA